ACCCACGCCATCGCCCGCACCAGATGATCCGCCCGAACCACCGTTCCCGCCAATGAAAATACGAACGGAGCCGATCACATCGAAAAGATGTGTAACAAGTCTGCGCATATCGACAAAAGGCGTGGCGGGCGTCGAGGCGGCGCGGGAAGCCCCGCCAGCAGTTCCGCCCACAGCCCCGCCAGCGCCGCTTGCGCCACCGGCAATGCCCAGCCCGTAAGACGCAGTAATTGCGACACCGCCTTGAGCGCCTGCCCCTGTGGTGCCTGCCGCGCCTGCCGCGCCACTCAATGCGGTGCCGAGAGTGGCGTTGTTGTAGATAAGACTGTTGCCCCCCGATCCGCCTAGAAGCGCAAAGCCGTTGTTCCCGTTGCGAGACGCGCCATTCCCATCGACATAGATCGCACCCGCTGGAGCGCTCGAAATGTCCAACGTGCCAGCGACAAACACGCGGAAGTTGGCAGTGTTGAGCTTGCCCGTCCCGTTGATCGTCAGGTTGTTGTAATACATGTCGCGGGTGATCGTGGTCGTGCCGCTGCTGATCGTCACATTGCCATCAGAGCCGTCACCGAAATACACGAGGTCGTCAGCAGAAGAACCGCCCCCACCGCCACCACCGGGAATGTCAATTGTTGCCTCGCCGCCGCCCGCATCCGTCACCGTGACGCCAGCGCCAGTGAAGTTGAGGGTAGTGGCCGTCGCAACAACAGAAGCGCCTTCATCCTCGACAGCGATGGAGCCGCCGCCGCCAGTGGCCTCAATCGTGATGGTGTCAGCGCCGTCATCCGGCGTGATCGTGATGCCAGTGCCCGCCACAAGCGTCGCGCCAACAACGTCGCGCACCTGTTCATCAGTGTAACCGCCGATGGCAGACCATGCCGCGCCGTCATAAGAAATCGGCTCGTTGGCGTCTGCAACATACCCGGCCATGCCCTCGGTCGGCGTCAGGAACACCCAAGCCGTGTTGATGCGCTGCGCGATCTTGCCATCTTGTCCGCCCCAATCGGTGCCGGTTGCCGACGCGGGCAGCAGGTAGCAATCGCCATCCGCAGGCGATCCGGGCTGCGCGGTGGTGGTGCGCGACTTGAACAGGAACCAGTTGGCCCCCTGTTCCAACAGACGGTTCGCCTCGTTGACAATTTCCTCTTTGCCCGCAGTCGAAGGCCCCGCAATTTCGGGCAAGGCGTGGATTGGTGATGCCATGTGTCGTTCCTATGCTGTCCCGCTGGCGGCGAAGCCGCGGCCCACGGTTGCGCTCATCTGATAGATTGCGAACTCAAGATCGCCCGCCGCCACCGGCCCGCCGACATCGGTGGTCTGCGCGGCTGATGTCCAAGTGTAGGTTTCGCTGGTCGCGGTCTTGGTGACGCTGTCCACGCCGTCACCCAGCACCAGCTCGTAAGCCTCGCTCGCCTCGCCCAAGGGCACTTCAAGCGACCCCCAGCCTGCGCCGATGCGGGTGCGGCGGTTCCACGCGAACACCCAATCGCCGTTCGACAGCAGGCTGGCAGTGACGTTGACGGGCGCATAAGGCTTCAGGCTCGCTCCGTTCAGCGCCACCGTTTCGATAAAGCCATCGCCGCGCCCGAACGTCACAGATTGGAAGCGCGAGGTGGTGCCCACATCGGCGATTTCATATTGCTGTGCCTCGGCCCCTGCGATCACCAGCACGCTTTCGCCTGCCGAGTGCCCGCTGACTGCGAACTCGGTGCCGCGCCGCCCGCGCTTGAAGCCCGACAAGTTATAGCTGCCATCGCCCTGAAGCGTGGCTGTGGCGAATTGCACCAGCTCGCCGCCGACCAGAAGCAGGTTCAGGCGCGGGTCGGCGTCAATCGCATCCTCGGCCGCGCTGGAAAGCGTGCCGTAATTCATCGCCACGTTGAGCACATTGCCGCGATCCCACACGGTCGGTGCGGCATCGCCCAGCGCATTAGTGGTGCGCCCCCAACTGGCGGCAGCGGTCGCACCGAAGCTGGCGAAATCCTCGTCGAACTCGCCATCACCGCCCGCGCTGCTGTCGCGGTAGATGATCGCCCCGCCCCATGCGCCCGAACCGAACGGCGCGGCAGCGGCATAGGCGACCGGCAAGCTACCGTCATCCGCATCGCTGACCAGCGGGATGTCTGCCACGAAGCCCTTTGTCGGGATGGGAAAGGCGATCACGCTCGGCAGGTGGCCGTCAGCCCCAGCACCCGCCGCGTCGTCAAGTTCTGCCAGCGCGGGGGCGTCATAGACCCAGGAGGTCGAAATCGTGCCGTCAGCGCGGATCACCATGTTGGTCAGGCGCGCATCCCATTGCTCACCATCCAGCATCAGGGCGCGGACATCGCCGGGGGTGAGGCCGAGTTGCTGGCGGGTCAGCACCAGATCGGCGGTGCGGCTGCTGTTCCAGATGCGCGCGAAGTGCCGGTCGGCCAGCGCGCGAGCATCATCGGGCGCGAGCGCCAGCGTGCCCATGTCAATCGTGCCCTCGCCGCGCGAACCGGTGGCATCAAGCGGGCGGTCGGAGCGCACATTGTTCGGCTGCTGCTCGGCTTCCAGATCGGCAAAGGCGATGGTCAGCGAGCGGGGCAGTTCCGTGCCCTGCCGCACCTTGACCGTGAAGCGGTCGCTGTCCGGCACAAACCACGGCGTTGCCAGAGTGCCGCCCGATACGCCCGTGCGGCGGATGCCATTCACGCTGAAGTCAACCGTGGCAATGTCGCTGTCATAGACATCCAGCAGCGGTTCGATCATCTGCGACGCCCCGCCGCGAACCGCCGACCAGCCCGCCACGATTTGGTTGAGCGCGTCGAAATCGTATTCGGTTACGCCCACCTGTTCGGCCAGATCATCAAGGATGCTGCCGAGCGTCACGCCTTCGCCGCTGATGCGATCAAGGTAGCGCCACGCGATTTCTTTGGCCAACCCGGGCGCGGTGATGATGGCATTGTTCAGCGGGTCATAGATTGCCGCGTCGCTGTCTGAAATATCCCAATCGGTCAGGTCAACCGTCCGGATAGTCGAAAGGTCTGACAGGCTGATTTCGCGCGCGACATTTGCGCCGCCCAACCAGATTGAAGTGGCCCCCGGCTTCAGGCTGGCGAACTGCTGGCGCGTATTAAAAACGTCCATCGTGACACTGACGGTCTGCACAATTGAGCCATCTGCGGGGTCAATATGGTGGAGCTTGCCCCCCGAGCCAGTCGGAGACGCCAGCACAAAATAGCCCGTCGCCGGATCAACGCAGGCCGCCACCGGGTTCAACAGGCCAACGCTATCCGCCAAGCCGCTCACCGCAAAGAACGGGGGGTAAGGCGAGGCGATGGTGACAAGACGGTAGAAATAGACGGTGTCGGTCGCAACCCCACCGCCTGCCGACCAGATATTGCCATCCAGATCAACGAAGTGAAATTCGGGTGCCCAATCAAACCCGGTCAGCGCGTTCATGTCGGCAGCAGTGCCGTCAATATAGAAGGGGCGAAGAAACGAGTGGGGGATGGTGGCCCAATGCTCCACGCCGTTGCCATCCGCTAGGACTTGAACCCATTCCTGCTGATCGCCGTCCAGATCGGCGAATGCCTCACCTCCGCTGCCATCGGCACCGACCACATAAATGATGTCCCTGGTGTCGCTGATAACCAGCATCCGGCCATCGCTGAAAACGCCAAAGCTGGGCTGGATTGAGGGCGTGAAGGGGAAGGTTCCGAAGCTGATCCGGGTGCGCGACGGGACATCCCAAACCTCGTAGTCCTGAACACCCCACACCAGTCGCGTGAAATCCGGCGAGAAGCTGAAGCCGAAAAGGCTGTTCGGCTGATCGGCGATGGTGACGAATTCTTCGTAAGGCAGAATTGCCGTGCTGCCGCTCGCCACCTCAATGCTCATTTGCGGAATGCGGTTGCCAAATTTCTCCAGCGGGATGTCCTTGAACATCACGTAGGCGGTGCCGCGATAGGCGGGGCACGATCCGACGCCCGATTGCGATTCGACCGTCGCCTTCATGCGCGGGTCTGCGTCCTGCGTCTCGCTGCCGGGATACACCGTGATGATGTCATTACCTGCCGTGCCCGGACGGGCATCGCCAAAGCCGAACGGCATCAGCGGCCCCGCGCCGGTGGCGTCATAGATCAGGTGCGTGTCGGCCCAGATGCGCGTCACCGCGTCAATCTCATGCCCCGCAACCGCAACCGCCCATGTGCCAAAATAGGTGTAATCGTTGAACTTGCCGCCCTTCGTCTTGCGGCGGCGGCGCACTTCGGTCAGCTCCTCGGCCCAGAAGATGTTGCCCTGAATGCGCCGCGTGCCCCACACCAGCGGCAAGGGCGCGTTGTAATCGCCTTGGGTGAACTTCAGGTCATCGAGGCGCTGGCCTTCGATTTTGCGCGACATGGTGACAGCCATCTGCGCGGCCTGCATGGCAACGGCGATGGCGGCTTTGGCGACGAGGTTAAGAGGCATCAGTCTCTCCATCGCCAAATGGAATGGATGCGGTGCGGCAGGATCGTCACCGGGCGCACGCGCATCGCGCCAACCGGCAAGGCTTCGATGGCGCGGTGCGGGTCGCCTGCAAGCGGCGCAGCGATGGCCAGATGCACCGGCTTGCCGTTCAGGTTGACCAACAGGATGTCGCCCGCCTCGCGTTCGCGCACGCGGTCAAACAGGCGCGCAAGGCCGGAGATCAGTTGCGGCCCGAACCCGCTTTCGGGATAGTCGCTCACCAGAGCCTCGAAGCTTACCGCCTCGGCACGCCCAGCATCTCGCGCCACGCCCGCCACAAGCCCCTTGCAATCACAGCCGACGCCTTTGACGCTCGCCTGCCAGTGAAACGGCGTGTCGATCCACGCTTCGGCGGTGGAGGCAATCTGCGCGCCGGTCATGCGGTCGGGTTTGGATAGCGCAGCGCCTGATCGCTGCCGGGAACGTCAGGGAAGCCGCGAAAGTTGGCGATGTTGGCGAAGGTCATGCACGCGGCGCGCGTCTTGCTGGTGCGAGTAGCGGGATCAAAACAGCCCTGCCGCAGGGTCAGCGTGGCGCCGACTTCGGGCAGCTCGGCCAGCGGCATGAACAGGACAATGACGCCGGCAGCGGAGAAGCTGCGGATCTCGACCGGCCGCGTCCCGGCCAGCGCCCCAGAGGTGAAGGCGGCCGTGCCGCGGTTGAAGAAATCGTCCACGAAGCTGCTGATGAAGCTGACGGTGAAGCTGCGTTCATCGGTCACGCTGGTGACGGTCGCGACCTCTGTGACAGGGGTGGCACCGCAGCGCGCATCGCCAAAATCGGCATCGCAGTAGGCCGTAATGATCCGGCCGACCTCTTGCTCGAACCGGCTGATGTCTGATCGGATGGTCAACTTGAACCGGCCGCCCGCCACTTCGCCGCGCGCGACAAAGCCCTGCATCAGCCGGATCGGGCCGCTGGCAAGGCTTGCCCAGTCGACCATGAATATACGGGCGCGCGCACCATCGAAACGCCCGCCGATCACGGCGGCGCGGGTGACGTGCCAGGGCTGGGTGGCGGCATCCACCACCGGACCACTGATCTCGATCTCGTCAGCCTCGAAGCCGGTCGACAGCGACAGGTCGGACGGCAGAATTCCGGTGTCGGGATAGAAGGTCGCCGCTCCGTCGCCGAGATCCACGCTGAGCGCGCGATCGTGATCGGTGAAGGCGAGGGTGGTGCCGTCGGCCAGATCGAGGCGCAGCATCGCCGCAAGCGTCAGCGTGCGCTTGCCGAGCGCCGTCACCATGCCGGCGGAAAGCGTGCGGCTCACGCCCGCACCTCTTTCAGGCGCAGCGAGACGATCTGGTCGAGATGCGTGGCCGGCGCTTCGATATCGAGCGGGCTGTCGAACCTCACGTCGACGAAGCTGCCGTCGGTCCAGTCCTTGAACCTGAAGGAATACAGCCCGCCCAGCGATTGCGCGAACAGGTCGATCACCGCTTGATGATCCGCCCCGTCGCGCAGGCTGATCGGATAGCTGACCTCGAACACGCGCAGCGGGGTCGACCAGCGGGCGTTGCGAACCTCGAAGCCGCCGTCGGTGGTGACCACCTCGGTCGAATAGTCGAGCGTCCGGCGCGCGCCCAGTTCGACGCCTTCGGGCAGGGTGAGAGCGAGATCGGCCATTGTCTTACCTCGCGTTCAGCACATGACGCAGGCGGGTCGCCGCTTGTCCGGCAGCCTCGCGCCCGACCCGCTCGTTGGGCGCGCTGATGTTGATGGTGATTGGGCCACCGCCGCCGCCCATCATCCGCTGGGTGTTGGAATTGTCGAACACCCGCTCGCCGCCGCGGAAGTTGACCAGCTCCGGCCCGCGCTCGCCCACCATCGCAAGGCCGCGCGGCGCCGACAGCGTGCCGGTGGCAAAGCCCGGGATGCCAAGCGAAGTGCCCAGCGCTTTCCAAGCCATGTTGAACGCCATGTCCGCCAGCTGGGCGAGGAGGTTGGACAGGGCATCGCCCAGTGACTGGGCACCCTGAAGGACGCCAGACAGCTGGAAGCCGAGTTCGTTGAACGCCGCGCCGCCCGCCAGCTTGAGCTCGGCGAACTTGTCGACTCCGCCTTGCAGCGCCTTGCCGAGTTCAATGCCGAGGTTGCGGGCGTGTTCGGCCACGCGCTCGACCACGTCCGCCGCTTCGTTGCCTTGCGTCAGCCAGTCGCTGACGGTGGCATCCCCCAGCCCTTGCGTGCCGAGCCGGAACTGTGCTTCGCTTTCAAGCTCGGGCGAGATGATGCCCTGGTCGCGCGCCGACTGGAGCAACCCGCGCTCGCCCTGCAACTGCCGCAGCTTGGCAATCTGCGGGAACAGCCGGTCGAGCAGCGATTGCACATCGCTCGCCATGTCGCGGAACGCTTGCTTCGTGTCGGCAGTCGCCTTGCGCGCCGGATCCACCATCAGGGCATCGAGCCGGGCCATTTCGGCAGCAATGCCATCCACCATGTCGGGAACGTATGAGTTGCCGACCACGGCGTCGTACATGTCGAAGAAGAAGCCGGTAACGGCCTTGATCTTCCTGCCGAGGCGCTCAAATACCGCACCCAGCTTGTCGATTAGCCACGTTTTCACGCCCTGATAAACCCGCTGCACAATCTCGGTGATCTTGTCCCAGTTCTTCCACGCCAGATAGATCGCGCCCAGCACCAGGGCAAAGCCGAGGATGACGGGGTTGGTCATCAGCGCCAGCGCGGCCACGCGGATGATGGTGAAAGCGCTGGCAATGGCGGGGGCAATCGTGACCAGCGAACCGAGCGCGATCAGCACTGGGCCGAGAGCGGCGGCAACGCCAGCGAACACAAGGATGCCTTCCTGCACGGGCGCGGGCAGGCTGGTGAAAGCGGTGGCGAGCGACACGATCGCCGCCGTGATCGGCGGGATCAGCGGAAGAATGGCTTCGCCGATCTTGTCCATCGCCTGTCCGATCGCGACTTCAGCCTGTCGCCAGGGCGAGGCATCAGCCGCAGCCGCACCGGCCCCTTTGAACTGGCGCTCGACCTCGGCGAGGATCACGCCCTGCGCGCCGGCGGTATCGCCCACCGCCTGCATCGCGGCGATCTGCGCCTTCTGCTGTTCGGTGAATTGCACGCCGACGCGGGTGAGGGCGGTGATGCCCTTGACCGGATCGTTCAGCGCCTTGCCCAGCATGATCGCGGCGGCCTGCGGCTCCCCGCCAAGGCGCGTCGCCATATCGATCGCCGCTTGCTGGGCGCGGTCGAATTCCTTCCCGGCGACGTTGCCGAAGGTCAGCAGCTGCGCGGTCACCTGCTTGAGGATGACCTCGGCATCGAACAGGCTGGTCATTTCCAGCTTGTCGGCCATCGCCGCCAGCTCGCCGGCCGTCTTGCCGCTGACATTGCCCATCGAGGCGAGCGCAGCGGAGACATCCGCCATCGCCTTTTCCTGCTCGATGAAACCCTTGACCGAAGCCGCACCCAGCGCGGCGAAGGGCGCAGTGATCCCGACGCTCAGCTTTGCGCCGAAATTCTGGATATCGCCCCCGAGCCGCTCGAAGCGCTTCACGCTCTTGCGCAACTCGCGTTCGGATTGTGTCAGGCCTGACTTGAACTCGCCGGAATCCAGCCCGAGCCGGATCAGAAGACTGCCGATCTTCGTCGCCATTGCCTCAAGCCTCTCCGTAAGTGGTGGTCACGAGGCCGCGCGCGGCCATCGCATCGAGCCGCGCCCAGACTTCTTCGCGGGTGAGCGGGCGGGCATCGAACCCGGCGCGGAACTTGGCGAATGTTCTGATCTCCGGCTTGCGGAAATCGCTCGTCGCCAGGCGCGCCGAATAATAGGCTGTCAGCAGCGCCAGATCCCGCGCAGCCTTGGCCTCAGCTTCAAGCCGACGCTTCTGCGCCTGAATGATCGGGACAAAGGTTTCGACGCTCTCATCCCAGAACTGCGCGGGCGGCAGGCCGGCCTCGACCCACCGCCCGAGCAGCGTCAGGGTGTCGGCTTCTTCGCCTCCTTCGGCGGCGGCGCGTTTCCCGCGTCGCCGGGTGCCGGTTCAGCCGAGGCCGCAGATGCGCCGAAATAGGCCGAGATGCCTTCGGTGATCACAGCCATCACAGCTGCGAGGCCAGCATCGTCTATCAGATCGTCCGACTTTTCGCGCGTGACGCGGTGGCCGGGCTGGAGCGCCGCCCAGAAAACCGCGCTGATCGCGTCGAAGCCGACCTTTTGGCCCCCGCTGCCGAACACGGCCGCGATGCTTTCGCCCAGCTCCTTCTCGGCAAGCCGGAGCGTGCCGAACTTGAAGACGAGGCGGTAGGTGTTACCGCCGATCTCGATCACCTTGTGCGAGGCTCCGTTCACGAGGCGGGCCCTTCGGTCACCGCACGGGTAATGCGGATCATCAGGGTGGCGGTCATTGGCGCGTTCGGCTCGATCTGGTTGACCTTGTAGCTGCGCACGAAGCCGGTGCCCGAATCCTGCCGCAGCGGCGAGCCGTCGGTGTCGGGATAGACGATCTTCCACGCGCGGACATCGCCCGCCGCCTTGGCAGCGCGGCACAGCTGGTCGGTGGTCGAGTTGGGGACGTGCATGATTTCCACGGTCAGCTCACCGCCGTCGATCATGCCGACGATGTATTCCTTGCGGCGGTTGGGCGAGGCGAGGCTGGTGACCTCGTGCTCGTCCGCCACGTCTTCGGGCGGGGTCACGCTGCCGACGCGCTCCAGCTCGAACAGGGTGCTGCCATTGTGAAGGTGGAACTGGCCGCCCCACCCGATTGCTTCACCTGCCATATTGCGTTCCTTTCATGGTGTTGGTCTTCAGTCGTGCATCACCAGCAGATCGAACCGCTGACGGTAGATGCGCGCGCCTTCGGTTCGGTCGGTGTCTCCGCTCACGTTCTCGATCATCCCGCGGCCGAAGCGGATCCCGCCGAAGGTCCCGCCCGGCACAACGGCTGCGATCGCCGCGTCGCGCAGGGCGATGGCCTCGGCGCGGTTCATGGCGAGGCAGCTGATCTGCACCCGGCTTTCGCGGCGGGAATGAAATCCGCCGAGATGTTGCGGGCGCGGATCGCTGATCAGTTCGAGCACGCCGCCGGGCAGCCAGCTGGTCTGCTCGCGCTCGTCCCAGTCCCACCGATCGGCAGCGATAGCCGCAACTGCGGGAGCGGCGATCAAACGCCGCGCCAGTGCCTGCTGCCAATCCATCTTAGGCTCCACGCTTGGCGAGCTTGGCCGCCTCCTTCTCGATCGCCGGGCCGAGAGCCGCGGCGACAATCCCCGGCACCGCCAGCGCGTGTTGGTCGAACGCCGGCCGCATGAAGGGACGCGCTGCCACGCCTGGCCGTCCGAATTCGATAATGCCTGCCACCCCGGCAACGCCCGGATCGCGATAGGAGCCGCTGCCATCAGCGCGCGGACGCATGACGGGCGGATCAATGCTGCGATCGATGCCGATCACGACGAAGACCTGGTCGCCGTCATCACCTCGGTCGCCGCGCCCTGTCGCCATCTTGATCGATGCGCGCAAATAGTTGCCGCTGCCCGTTGCCGGATCATCCGGCGCGAGGCTGCGCGCGGTCTCCATGATCGGACGACCTCCCTCGCGCAGAGCAGCCCGCCCGACGCGGCGGATCGCCTTGAGATCGCCCAGCGCGCTAAGCTGCCGCTCGAGATCGGCGAGGCCTTCGATCCGGATCGTCACGCGATCGGTTCCGATGCGTTTTCCAGTTCGCCGGCAATGGCGAAAATCTCAATGCCTTCACGCCGCCCCACTTCCATCGGCGGGGCAGTGATCTGGTAACGGCGGCCTTCGAAGATGATGGCGTCCTGCTCGGTTATGCTCGACGTCAAGCTGTCGTACCGCAGCCAGAAGCTCATCAACGCGATCCCCGAGCGGCCCTGACCTTCCTCGCCTTCACGCCCGCGAGCGGGTTTGACGCTGGCCGTGCGGCTGCCGATCGCGCTCCACGCGCCCGGCGCCCGCGAATAGCCATCGTGCTGCGGCGCAGCCTGACGCTCGAAGGTGACCGAGCGGTTGAGCCGCCCGGCGGGGATGCGTGCCATCTGTCAGGATCAGGCCAGCGCGACGCCGGCTTCCTGAATTCCGACTTCAAGAACCGAGGTCGAGGTGGCGATCCCGATGATCACCGGATAATCTCCGGCCGCGATATCCGCGACCGGCGCGATCCCGCCCGCGTTGGGCGAAAGGTAATAAGCAACGCCCGCCGTCAGCGTCGCGCCGATTGTGACCGGCCCCTTGTTTGCAATGGCGAGCGGCTGCCCGTCCGCCGCGCCGTTCAGCGCGATCCCGACCGGGCTGCGCACCGCGGCAGTGGCGCTGTCGCAATCGGCAAGCTTGAACTTGTCATCGGCCGCATCCTTGTAGACAGCCTGACCGGCGGTGATGGTCGCACCAGCGGTGCCATAAGTGATGCGCGCGTCATCGCCTGCGACAACGCTGGCGGCAGTAATCGAGAGGTCAGCCATGATGGTTTCCTTTGTGGCAGATCGATGAGATGGCGATGCCCGGTCAGATCACCGGCATCCGGTACTGGCTGCAGAGCATCTTGAATCCGAGCGGGATCTCGCTCGAGATGGTGCCGGTGATCACCGCCTCGCGGTGCAGGAACAGGTGGGCGGCGAACAGCTTCACTGCCTGCACCAGCGCCGCAGGGCGCTCTTCAGCGGCGAAGCCGGCATCGAAAATGATCACGACCCCGCCGCCGATGCCGCTCGGCAGAGTGCGGCCGGGCTTCAGCGCGATATGGTCGCGCATGACAACCCGCCAGTCGGAGGCGGTGCCTGTGACCGCCTCGCCTTCACTGTCGAGCCAGGTGATCGCGGTGATAGCCGTGACTGGCCAGACGCCGAGCCGGACGTTTGAACACAGGGCCTCGGTGCGCAAGGTCGCACCCGAAACCTCGCCAAGGCGGATCCCGCAATACCGCTCGACCATGTCGACAGCGGCGTCGCGGTAAAGCCCGATCAGGTCGTCGAATTCGGTCTCTTCGGCGGTGAAGGAGAGGTGATCCTTCATGTCGGCAAGCGAAACGATGCCCTCGGCATAGTTTGTGGGTAGGGCGAAAGGAGCCAGTTCGAACTGCATCTCGCCCTCTCGCCTCCGGTTAATTTGAATTACGCGGCCGATCTGGTCGGCATGGCTTCATTGCCGTGCAGCAGTTCGGTGATCGAACCGCGCCAGCACGCCTGCCCCCAGTGACCAAATTCGATGAAGGGATGGAGCCAGACGTCGCCGCCCAATGCCCGCCAGCGTTCGCAGAACGTGAAGTCCTCCGACCAGCGCAGGCCATCGCGGACGAGATGCTCGAAAAAAGCGTGCATCGCGCGGGGACCGTCGCGGTGCGAATTGTCGGTGTAAGCGATCTCGGGATGCGCGACGGCAATCGCCTCGAACACCTCCCGCTTGATCATCATGAAGCCGGTGCCGGCCCGGGCGATCTTGATCGCGCCAGTTTCGCGGCACTGGTGCAGTGTCTCGTGGCAGTCCTCGAGGAAAGCAATCGCGAATTCGTTGCGCTCGTTCTTCTTGCGGTATGCCCCTGCGATCAGCGGCTTGTCAGCCGCGAGCAGGGCGAGGATTGCGTCCGGTTCGAACTCAGTGTCGGCGTCAATGAATAGCAGATGGGTGAAGTCGCTGGCCAAGAAGGCTGCTGCCGCACGGTCCCGGCCACGATCGACGAGGCTGTCCTCGAAGATCATGGCATAATGCTTCAACCCCTGCGCCGCCAGCGCCGCGCCGGCCTTCCACAGCGACTGCGCAAATGCAGGTGTGACATAGCCGTGCGAATGGGTGGCGATCAGGACGCCGGTCTCTTCTACCATGAAGCCTCCAGAAATGAGAACGGGGCGGACCATAGGCCCGCCCCGCCAATTGGATCGCGCCGATCAGATGCGGGTCGCGATCAGCTTGATCGCTTCACTGTCGATCACCGAACCGCCCACACGCTTGGTCGCGTAGAACTGGACGTAGGGCTTGTTCGAGTACGGATCGCGCAGGATGCGGGTGCCGAAGCGGTCGACGATCAGGTAACCCCGCCCGAAGTTGCCGAAGGCGATCGGGAAGGTGTTGATCGCGACATCGGGCATGTCCTGTGCTTCGACCGCAGCATAGCCGAGGATCGTCTGCGGCTGACCTTCGGCCAGACCAGGACGCCAGATCAGATCGCCATCCACGTTCTTGAACTTGCGGATAGCTGCCATCGTCAGGCTGTTGGCCATCCACACCGCACCGGCGCGCAGTTCGCTCTTGAGCGAGTGAACCGTGTCGATGAAAGTATCGACCGGGCTGGTCGAGCTGGATACGGCGACAAAGCCGCCGGCGACGCCGGTGTTGATCCGCTGCAGATGCCCGAAGGTGCGGACCGCGTCAGCCGAAGCGTTGATGGTGCCCGCCAGGAACCCGAGCGGACGGTTGGTGCCGCTACCCGAGATGAACGCCGCGCCTTCCGCCTTGGCGAACTCGGCGCCGATTTCCTCGACAAGGAATTGCTCCACGTCAAAGAAGGCGTCGTCCAGCATCCGCTGGGTCGCGAAGGGGTTGGCATAGACCTCGCCCATGTTGGGAGTGATCTCGGCGAACTGCGGCGAGCTGGTTTCCGGGCGAGTGTCCGTTTCGCCGACCCAGCCCGACGCCGTGCCGCGCAGGTTGACCAGCTTCTTATAGTCGGACCCGCCAATCGTCACCTGACCGGAAACCGCGCGGAACGGGGTCACCTGCTTGATCAGTGCGAGGATGTTGCGGTCGAGCTGCTCCGGCACCGCAAAACCGCCATCGGCCGAGGTGGTGACGTTGAGCGCCTTCTGCTCGAGATCCTGCAGGCCATCTTCACGGCCCTTGCGCAGAAATTCGGCGTAAGCCTTCCGGTGCTCGGCCTTGAGCGCGATGACTTCCTGCTCGAGCGAGTCGAGAGTGTCCTTCTTGGCTTCGAGCGCGGCGAGGATGTCCTTCTTCGCCTCGAATTCACCGAACGCCTTCGACATGCGGTCGATCTTTTCAGCGGTCAGCGGGTCGACGGTGCCGCTCTTCTTGATTTCGGCGAGCTCGGCCGCGTTGGCCGCTTTGAACTCTTCGAAACCACGCGCGACGTCTTCAATGGTCTTCATGATCAATTTCCTTTGAGACTGGTGAGGAGGCGCTCGAAGGCTGCCTGCTCTTGGGCTTCGGCGATCTCAGCCTCGACTTCCCGTCGCTGCGCTCCCTTGATGGCCGAAATGATCGCCTTCGCTTCGGCTTGGGAGGGGCGCTCTACATCCCGCAGCAGCGCCTCGATTTCTCTGATTGTATTAGCCTCGGAAAAGGCCTTCACCCCGGTGACCCGCGCCTCGTCATTGGCGGGCATGGTCACCAGCGAAACCTCTTTTAGATCGAGGTCGATGATGTCGCGGCCATTACTTTCGTAAACCGTGCGGCGGTAACCGATCGATAGCCCGGTCACCGACCCAGCCTTGAGGTGCGCGTAAGCACGCCGCGCCAACTCGTCATCCTCGACCAGCAGTCGGCCTTTGACGTAAAGCCCCTGGGCATCCTCGCGCATTTCGGTCCAGACCCCGATCGGGTCTTCCATCCGGTGCTGCCAGAGCATGGAAGGATAGCGGCCGGTCTTGGCCGCCTCGGCAAGCGATTTGGAAAACGCACCAGGCTTTACGACGTCGCCGTAGGAATCGATCACGTCGAAGACCGAACCATAGCCCTCGAACTCGCCGGTCGCACCGGTGTCGAACTTGAGCGCCAGCGCGCCAGCAACCTTATGCAGCATCAGGAAGCGCTCCCTCGGGCAGCGAATTGGGGGTCATTCGGTAATCATCACCGCCATCGCGCGGGTTCATCCCCAGCATTCGGCGGGCTTCGTTCGGGTTCATCACCCCGTTGTTGATTGCCAGCTGGAAGCTGGTCATCAGACTCTGGAAATCGCCCTGCGTCAGCTTGGTGGTGTCGAAATCCACCACCAGACCATTGCCTTCAAGGCCCCAGAGCAGATCACGCTTGATCGCCTGCTCCCAGCATTCCAACCAAGCTTCCAAACAGTTGCGGACGAAGTCGAGCGACTGGTGCTCGATGTTGGTGAAGGTGGCGCGCTCCAAATCCCCCAGCATGTGCGGGGGGATATTGAACAGCGACGCGATTTCGGTCCGGTTGAACTTTCGAGTTTCGAGAAACTGGCTATCCTCAGCAGACATGCTGATCGCCTGCCAGCTCATTCCCTCTTCAAGGATCAGCGGGCGCCCGGCATTCGCGCTGCCGGCGAATTTCTCTTCGAACTGCGCGCGCAGACGAGTGATCGCCTCTTCGGAAAGCGCCCCATCCTTCTTCAATACACCGCTCGGCGTCGCGCCGTTAGCGAACATGGTCGAGCCATATTCATCGACCGCCAGCGCCATACCGATCGCATTGCGCGCCGCCGCGATCGGGTTGATCCCGACCACGCCATAGGATGACATGCCGCGAAGATGCAGGACGTCGCGCTGCTCTAGCGTCAGGGTCTCCCCAAGGATGCCGTGGCCGCGATAGATCAGCGAGCCGTCGGCGCGCTGCTCGACAGTGACGTAATTCGGGTGCATCGGAATCAGCGCCGCGGGTCGGGTGCCGATGCGGATGATGCGGGCGTAGGCATTGCCGCGTAGGGCAAGGTGCCCCATCATCATCGACTGGAATTCGAAAGCAGTCTGCCAATTGTTTGGCTTCCAGCGCAGCATTTGCGCGATCGGATGATCCGGCAGCAGGACGCGCGTCTCGCCTTGCTCCCGGTAGAGGTTAAGCGGCAGGCGGCCAACCGAACTGGCGAGAAGGCGCACCGCGGCAAAAACCGTCGTCACGCGCATTGCCGTGTCCGAGCTGACAAGTTGCCCGCTCGCAGTTTGCACGCCCGAATTGTAGATCAGCGACGCCATTTCATGCGACGCGATCGACTTCTTGCTCGGCCCCAGTAGCCAGTCGCGGAGAGATTCGAACATCAAACCTCCCTCATAGCAGGATGAACCCCCGCTCTTCATAAACCGACTTGCTGCGCGCGGCGGTCGGACCCAGCTCGAGCATCTGCACCGCGTTGAGCATCGCGATCAGCGGGTCGATCTTGGCGACCCCCGCGCGCTCCTTGGCGATGTACAGGTTGCTGCCGCGCAGTTCGGCTTTCGCGTTTGAAACACACCAGGCCATCAGGCGGCTGCCACCGTGGCGCAGCATCCCGTCGACCAGCTTGAATTCGACTGTCTTGATAGTGCCGGTCAGGCCGACACCTTGGCGGACCGAGGCGATCGAGCCGCCACGCCGTGTCACTTCGTCATAAGTCTCGAAGCCCGCTGCGACGAGCGCATCAACCAGCGTCCCCATGCCCCAGCTATCGAGGCCGACCGCGCCCACATCGGGCAACTTCTGGCTGTCGCGCAGCGCAACCGTGCGCGCCGCAACCTGATCGACGATCTCCTGCCCGGTATCCGTGAAGGTCAGGTCGCCATCAGCGGCGAAGCCCTCCAGCAGACTGGCAATATCCTTGCGGCGATCGAGCACTACGCGCCGGGCAAAGGCATGGCACCAGACCAGCCAAATCCCCGTCGTCGCTTCGCGCCCGGCAACCGCGAGGCCGAACAAGTCGTCCGCGCCGCCGCCGTCCAGGCCGACCACCAGCACCTCGCATCGCTCGATGAGTGATTCCAGCGTCAGCCCCGGCTCGGTCGCATCTTCCCAGTAATCCGCCGCCATCCACCGGTCGCGCCGCAAGCGCAGCCCGATCTCGACGTTCAGATGCTTGGCGAGGAAGATCTGGACGTCCTCGCCGTCGCCGCGAAGGGCCTTTTGCAGCTCACCGGTCAGGAACTCGACCGAGACCGAGCTGCCCAGGTGCGGGTTGGTAATGCCGAAATTCTCTGGCTCGAGGTAGGACTCGGCCTCAAGCATGTCCTCGGGCCACTCGTAAAGTACCCCGAGCGTCTCCGGATCCTCGATCACCGCGTCCCGCACGTCGCGGAAGTAAGCGAGCTTGGACTTGAACACGCCCGCAGGCGGCTCGTCCGAATGCGTCGTCACATAGAGCACGAAGCCCTCGGGCCGCGATGCAAGCCCGCCCGTCGCCTCGCGCAGCATCGCTGCCGACTTCGGCTTCTTGCCGAACAGCCACAGCTCCTCGACCAGCACCATGCCGGCCTTCTTGCCCGAGGCGGTGTCGCTGTCCGCCGCGATGATCTTCAGTTCGGCCCCGGTGGTCCGGTGCCGGATCGTGCGGCGGTTTTCGATAATGTGCAGCAGCGTGGTCAATTCGGGATCTGCCCGAACCATCCCGCACGCCGGTGCGAAACTGTTGCCCGCAATCTCGATCGTCGGCGCGAGGATCAGCAGCTCGGCGTTATGGCGCCAGTTGATGATCAGCGCGGTGAGCATGATGCCCGCCGCGATCGTCGACTTCCCGTTCTTCTTGCTGATCAGGAGCATGAACTCCCGGATCAGCCGTCGCCCCGTCTTGGGATCCTCGGCCCCGAAAATCGCTGCGACCAGGTCGAGCACGCGCTGATCGACCACCTCTCCGAGGGTCGGCCAGCTGTCGTCCTTCTTCCTCGGCAGGTCGGTGACCTGCAGGCTGCAGAACACACCCAGCGCGTCCTTGGCCTTTTCCGGAAAGAGCGGCGCCACCGGCACCAGCGTCTGCCCGGCCACGATCCGCTCGCGCCAGTCAGGGCAAGCGGTCGACCATCTCACGGCAGCATACTCACTGCATCAGCAGCGAAGGGGCCTGCCGTGGCTCGAAAATTCCAGTGACGCTGCCGGCGGCTTCGCGCTGCTGCTCCTTCTTGCCCTTCGGCACCGGCTTGTCGGACTGGCGGCGGTCCTTCACCACTGCCGCGGCGAACCGCGCAGCGCGGGCATCATCGCAGCGATCGAGCAGGGCCTTCGTCGCGGCCGTGCTGCCGTTCGCCGACTGGTCAAACAGCTTGGCCAGCTGGTCGGCTTCGAGCCGATCGAGCAAGGCCTGCCGCTGCTGGACCTCTGAAAAATAATGCTTCCGCAGGGTCGGCTGCGTCACGCCGATCGCAGCAGCCACTGCCTCGACGCTGCGCCCGATGGCGAACAACATGCTGACGCGCTTGGCAATTTCGGGCGTGCGAGCATGCTCGGGCCGCCCGCGCTTGGCCTCACGGATTAGGACAGGGCAGCCGAACAGGTCGACCCCCGCTGAAAATTCCTGACCCATCGAAAAAATCTCCAAATGAGTAGGGCGGTGGTCTAGGCGGCAACGGCCTCGCACACTTTTGACCACCCCCCCTCCGGCTAGCGCCTCACACCCCCTGAAACCCGAGCGAGCTTCTCCCGCGCCGTCTTCGCACTGTGACACCCGGCGCAGTACCACTTCGCCCCGTCATGCCGGGGGAAGTCCGGCCCGCCATCTCTGCGCTCCACCACATGGTCGAGCGTCAGCTTGTGCCGAGACCCGCAGACCACGCACCAGACGCCGCCCTGCTCCCTTGCCGTCCGCTCGCGGTGCGCCTTGCGATAGGCCCGCCACTCGGCCGACTGGTAGAAGCTCTCCGCCTTCTTCGGCAGCGCCGCCACCCGAACAGGCACGCGGCCAATCCGGCCAGGCAATCGCTTGATCACCGTCACCGGATTGGTCCGCGCAAGTTCTTTGAGATAGGACGCTCGCTGCGCATCAGGACCGCCACCAGGGAACGGGGGGTTTCGCGGAGACGGTCCTGAGCGCCGAGCCCGATCGCAAGCGACCAAGCTATCCCCCAGATACCCCCCGCAGACGGTGGAGCGAAACCACGATATTTAGGGTGGAGAGATAATCCACCGTTGACAGGCTGATAAACGGCCATCCTCTGCGCCCTTCAACGGTGGAGCAGATCGACAAAAGCCGACCCGTCACGCGCCAGCAGCGACCGATAATGCCGCACCGGCACCCGGTTAACCCCGCAGACCAGCTTGGCCAGCGCCTCACGATAGCGCCGGGCAAGCCGCTGGCGGCTGTGCGGATAGTCGACCCGCCGCTTGATCCGCACCCAGTCCATCGGCTCGCCCCGCCATAGATGGAAACTCGCCTCCCAGATGATCTCGCAGTCAAGCGGATCGGCCAGCAGCTCCAGCCACCCGCGCAGCACATCGAGGCGCGTCACCTCGACCGAACGCAGCGGTGTGCGCGGGCGCAGGCTATCGATCTTGCGCACCTGCAGCTCCTTGCCCGCCGCATTGGTGATCAGCGTCTCCGAATACTCGGCGCGCCCGGCAGCCACATCCTCGCCCACCGCCTGCGCCAGATGCCACGGCCCGTCCTTCGCCCAGGGCGAGGTGGCCAGCGACCGACCACCCGAAGGCGCCCGCCACTCCAGATCACGCAGCTCGGCCAGAGCCTCTTCCATCGCCGCCAGCGTCAATGGAGCAGCGCCCGCCAAAGTGGAGCCACCTGCCAAACCCGTTGCAATCCTGAAAACGCCAGCGTTCATAATGCTTTACCCTTCATTCTTCTTCTTCAAATGGAAGAAATGGAGGAATGGAGCATAATACAGCACCACCCCTGCGCGCCCGCGCCCGCACATACGAAGGGGGCTGCAAGTTTGCCTCCATTCCTCCAGACGCGCAGAAATCCGCCAAAAACCGGCTCCAAATGCGCTGTCAGGATGCTCCATTTCGCCTCCAATGGAGCGAAACGGGCGATTAAACCGCGCCTCACGGCCACGAATCCCAGTCATCAAGCGGCGCGGCAGCGGGCCCACCTTCGACATCATCCGGTTCGTCAGCAGCCGTCCAGCGGCCATCCTTGATGTCCTGCAGGTCAACGGTGGGCCGCACGCCGATCCACCACGATCCGTTCGAATGCTTCTCCTTGAAGCGCTTGGCCGACATCTCCTTCGAGAATGCCCGCTCGGCCATCTCGTAACCGCCGGTCTGATGGCACCACGCCTGATACAGCTCGAACAGATCGCCCTTGCGCACCCGCATCGGCCGGGCGCGGCTATCCTCGCCCAGCTCGCAGGTCTGGCGCAGGAACCGCCCAATGGTGTCGCTGTCGTCACGATATTCGGACGTCGCAAGGCGCACATCCTCGGGCTCAATCAGCCCGTGCTTCTTCCAGTCCAGCAGCCCGCGCATCAGCCAGGCGAAGATGCCATCGCGCTCGGCGAGCAGCTTGTCCTTCAACCCCTTGTCGCGCTGGCTGGCCGGGATATCGGCCTCCCACGGCACCAGCTGCATCCGTCGCCAGATGCCGTCGCTGGTGTCCTTGATCACCGGCTTGTTGTTGCCCGAGATCGTAATCTTGAACTCGGGGAAGAACGTGAAGAAGCTCTTGTTCAGATGCCGCGCATCGACAGGATCCTCGCCGGTCAGCTCCTTGACGAGGCCCTCATCCAGCACCGCACCCTTGGAAGGCTCGGACACGCGCAGGAACCGCACACCGGGCAGCTTGGCGATGGCAGGGGTGGCCTGATCGCCCGACTTCTTGCCCTGGTCGAGCAGCGACTGGATCTTGATCGTCCCGGCATAGTCGCCCGCGATCCGCGCGATCGTCTCCACCCAGGTGCCCTTGCCGTTGGAGCCCCCGCCATAGAAGAAGGCGAGCTTCTGTTCGCCGGTGTTGCCCGTGAGGCTCAGCCCGCCCCACTGAGCGAGAAAGCGCCGCATCTCGGGCTTCGGTTGCACCACGGCAAGGAAAGCGTCATGCGTGGGCGAGACGGCCTTCGGGCGATATTCGACATCGGCGAGCTTCGTGATGAAGTCGTCGCGGTTGTGCTGGTCAAGCCGCAAGGCCCAGACCATGTGCCACTCCGATTTGCCCGCCGCGACCTCCTCGGCAGGCCGTTTCCGCCGCGCGTGCTCCAAGCGGAGCGTGCCGTTCAGGACGTTGATCGCCATCCGCTCGCGGTCGAAATCCTGCACCTGCGCAACCAGCGGCCCCATGCTCTTGGCCAGCGCGCCCGCCGCCGCGATCTTGCCCGCCGCCTCGGACGTGCGCGCCCACTCGGCCAGCTTGTCGGAATACATGACCGCGCGGTTCTGCTTGCGATCGACCTCCCAGTCCATCTTCCCCGCCTGCTCGCGCTCCCACGCCTCGAGCGCTTCGCTGGCCAGATAGGGCGGGGCGGGCTGCCTTTCGCCGCTGGCCCGCACCAGCGCGGCCTCGTTCTTGATCGCGCGCATCGTGGCAAAAATCGCCTGCATCACCTCGGGGGGCAGGGCACGCGGCTCCTCGCCCAGCAGCAGCCAACGCCGCCCGTCCCAGCGGAACCAGCCCAGCTCTGCGCAGAACCGGAAGTCCTGCCCGTAACGGTGCACGAAGCGCTCGGCATTGCCGAGGTCGGTCATGGGAAAGCGCGCGCAGGCCCGGTCGAGAGCGTCATCAGCAAGAGGGCGCAAAGCAACCACCTTCTGTCCCCGCCCGCCCGATGGGTCAGCAGCGCCGCCCGTTCCGTTCGGAGCTTGGGAGGAACCACCTCCACCGGCGGGGTCGGGGGCCACGCCTGCGGCCGCTAGATCGTCGCTCATGCACCCACCTCGTAATCCGAGGCGCGCTCGAGCCGCTTGCGGCAGGGCGGCAGCCATTCGAAGAACGTGTCGCCATCGCCGCCCATCATCCAGACAAGCCAGCAATAGGCCGTCGCAGTCGAGCCTTCGGGCGCGAGGCGGCCCTTGTGCATCACGACGCGCTCGGTGAACTGCAGGACGTGCGAGGGCGGGCTTTTGCTGAACAGCCGCTCGTAGCGCCCAACGGACTCGAGGAAGGCGCTGCGAACGATCACGGCAAAGCCGAATTCGCTGCTCGCGGCCATGCGCTCGATGAATTGCTCGGCAAGGCGGAAGGGCGGGTTAGTGATCGTCCAGTGGACGAACTCCGGCTCTGACCCGAACAGGTAGTCCTGCACCGCGAAGCCTGCGCCATAATCATGAACGTCTGCCGCCTCAACGCGGCGAAAGTATTCGCGCAACGGAGCGACCATGTGGCCCCTGTTGGCTGCAGGTTCGCGGCAGTTGAAGTCCTCGATTCCCTCACCCTTCCTGATCAGCCACTCACACAGCGCGCGCGTCGCCCAGGGCGGGGTCGGGAAGTCGTCGAGGCTGTCATGCGGCTCGCTGCGCTGTTGCATCACGGCCGAAGACCGATTCTGTCCGTTCATTGCACGCCTCCCGCATCATGCCAGGCCAGCGCACTGGCGGCGCGCGGCGGGGCGGCGGGCGCGGGCAGGGCCTTGGGCGCGCCCGATCGGCTTGCGTCGATCACCACCGGCAACATCGCCTCGGTCATCGGCCCCTCGATGCCCAGCACGCGGCGATAGAGCACCAGCACACTCTCGGCCTCATGCCGGAAGGCACTGGTGCGATCGGCCAGATCAGCCTCGACCATCTTCACCACCGCGTCGATCTGCGGCAGGCGCAGCCCGGAAAGCTTGGCCAGCTCGCGCACCCACTTGCGCTCCTCGCGGATCGGCTCGACAGCCGCGCGCTCCTCGGCTCGCAGCTGCACCAGCTTGCGCACCACCTGAATGAGCCGCTTCTCGCTCTCATCCTCACTCTCGGGATAACGATACTCGTCGCCAGACCAGTCGCTGGCGGCAACCTCTGTGGGTGAAACCGTGTGCAACGCCGAGCCGCGCCCGGCACGTTCCACACCCGAGATCAGGCGCTCATAACGCGAACGCCAGGTCGCAAGATATTCGCCGCGCAGCTCATCATGCGTGATCGTGGCGGCCAGATCGGCCAGATACTGCCAGACCGCCGCGCGCTCCTCGGGAGAAGCGTCAGCGCCCACATCGCCCGCCACTTCTGCAAATAGGAAGGCATCAAGCGCCAGCGCCTCGCGGATCACAACCTCGATCCCGCCGGAACCATGCGCGCGGACGAAATCGTCAGGATCCTGCCCCGCGGGCAGCAGCGCGACCTTCAGCGTCCGGTCAGGCGCCAGACTAGGCAGGGCACGCTCGCACGCCCGCCGCGCCGCCTTGCGGCCCGCCGCATCGCCATCGAACATCAGGATCGGCGCGCGCACCAACTGCCAGAGCCGTTCAAGCTGCGCCTCAGTCAGCGCGGTGCCCATCGGCGCGACCGCCTCGGCAATTCCCGCGCCAGCCAGCGCGATCACGTCGAAATAGCCCTCGACTACCAGCGCCCACTTAGCCTTGCGGATTGCGGGCGCGGCGCGGTGGAGGTTGAACAGGATCCGGCCCTTGTCGAAGATCTCGGAATCCGGCGAGTTGATGTACTTGGGCAGGTCGCTCGGCGCGCCCGGCATCACCCTCCCGCCGAAACCGACAATCCGTCCGCGCGCATCATGCACCGGCACCATGATCCGCTGCCGGAACCGGAAACCCTTGCGGCCATCGGCCTCCCACATAAGGCCAGCAGCCAAAGCATCAGCCTCGCCAATCCCGGCACGGTCGAGCCAGCTCGTTCCTTCCGGCGTCACACCGATCTGGAACGCCTCGGCCAGATCTCGCGAGACTCCGCGCTTGGCCAGATAATCCTGCACACCGGACACGCGGCCCAGCTGCTCCATGA